CCAGCTGCTAATGCGCGGCCGGACCTTCCCTCTGGGAACGCCACGCGCGTTCCCGGTTAAGAACAGGATACAAGCAGACCTGAGGCGCAAGCAGATGCGCGAGAACTACGAGCGCAAGCGCTCAAGGGCTCAGGCACAAGCCTCAAGCAACAAGCGCTCAAGCTCACAGGCGGGGCGGGTGGGCCCGCAAGCACGCAAGCCGTCGGCCGCAAGCTCGCGGACCTTGGACCCCGGCTCGAGATAGTATTCATAAAGTTTATTGGTGCGTGGATCGAGGGTCGCTGCCAAGATCCAGGTGTTGGTTGGGTGTTTCACGTGGAACGCAATTTGGTGTGGTGAGAAGGTAATTTTATTACTTTTTACTATCTTTAACTCAACAGTAAAAAAGCCAGTGTTTTCCGTGTATCCTACTAGGTCAGGAAAGCCAAAAGATGCCCAAGATTCAACGCGTGTCCATGTAATATTTGGTGTAGATTTTTTTAGTTTTTGCCAGAGTTTCGACTCATTTTTCACAATAACTATTCCACTAAGATCATAAGCCTATAACGCTCTTTAGAACCTATGATTTTGTTCTCAACCAGTTTAATTTCTTTGATGTTAAACTCTTTTTGTAAAGGGTTTCTACCATCAGGCAATAACATTTGAACTTTTGCATCGCCGCCTTCTTCAGACTCAGTAAATCTAGTCAAGACTTGTATTAGCTTTTTTGTATTATACCAATGTGGACTACTCATTTGAAAGCTGGTCCTCCTGCCCACACAACAAGACTATATCTTGTACCTACTCTGACCGGACGTACTCTATGTGGTATATGAGAAGGAAATATAATCATGTCTCCCATTTTAGGTTTAAAAGTAGATTTTCTTATTGGAAGTTGGCCATCATCTGCATCTAGCCAAGCAGTATCGAACTCTCCTCCTGAATAGTCATCATTAAGCACAACTGAAGCAGATATTTTTCTAACTGTGTCTATAGCCTGTGGGGCTGAAGTAAATTTTAATCCTGGGTTTTCAGGCATATCATTACGAAAACAAAAAATTCTTTTTGCATGATGGTCTCCAAAACCATCAAAATGCCAACTGTAATGTTGTTCTGGACCATACTTAGTAAACTGAATATCTTCAGTCATAGTAATATCAAAATTCCAAGCAGTAATATGATTAGCCACTTTAATAAATTCTTGTATCTTACCAATAACCCCAGGCTCAGAAATAAAAGCAACATTTGAGTCTCTGGTGCTATTAATTCCTCCAATTAAATCACCTTCTTTAGTAACGTGGGTAGCTTTGCTTGTGTTGTTTTTATAACGCTCTATAATTGTATAACAAGAATCTGAATCAAATGCGTTATGTATAACATAGGCAGGTGATTTGTTTTCTGGGTGTCTGTATGATGTAAACATTATCTTCTTTTTCCTTGTCCTCTATATTTTTTGTAATTACGTTTCTTATGCTTATTTTTAGGTCTTGATCTAACACTGTTACCAATAGAAGTTCTTTTCTTTGGTCCGGGTGTGTGGTCTGAATAAAGTTTACTCTTCTTCATCTAAAACATCCTTAAGCTTAACTCCGTTGTATTCTAAATTATCATTAGCTAAAACAGTGTACTCACCTTCAACTAAAACTTTGTTCTCTTCATAAATCTTTTTCATTTTACTTTCTAATTCTTCAATAGACATGTCCTCTAATTTACCTGTTCTGATTATTTTTTGTTCGATGTATAGTCCTGCAGCTTTACCTCTAGCAACTTCTGCGTTTGCTGCTGCACTAAATGCTCCTTTGTTTAATGCTGCTTCTCTTATCTTAGCTAGCTCTGTTATGTGTTTCTCAAATGTAACTGAATATTTTTTCTGGTTCTCTTCTCGTAGCTCGCCAATATATTTAGCAACTAAAGGATATTTATTAGGGTTAGTAAGCTCAGAACCTTTGACTGCTTCAGTGCCTTCAGCATAACCAGCCTCTTTAGCACACTCTGTTTGTGTCATACGTCCTTCGTTGTTTACCAACAACTGCGCAAATTTCATTTGCATTTCTGTAAGTTTTTTAGGTACGCCCATTTACAATAATATATAGTATAGTTATCTTAAGTTATCAAGACCAAACTTTTTCTAGTCTGACACCCCTAAAATATAAATCATCTTTATTAAATTCCATTGCATCATCATATCCACACAAAATAAGTATTTCTTTTGCTGATAAATCTTTAATATCTTCATACCATAAACTAACAGCTCCTTGACTAATCAACCTATTCTTTTCTTTGTGCCAAGAGTCCAGATTATTAATCATGTTTTCTTTATGTACTTGCAAAGATTTTTTATCTGAAATGTATTGTTTTTGTGCATCAAGTTTTCCATGCCAATGTTGATTAATCCAAGAATGATAAGAAGAATAAGCCCAGGCATCTTTATCTTTACGATCTATTACAATATATTTATCTGCTCCCAATAATGGTTTGTGTACGAATAAATATTGGTATTTAAATAAAAAGTTAGTTCCTGTTTTTTCTTTTATCTTTTGTTTTCCTGAAACATTATCAATAATTTCATATTCCATAGAATAATTTGGTGTGTTTTTAAGACGAAAATATTTATCTAGTATATGTAGTAGTAGGGTAGACCCACATCTAGAAGGATTAACAATACAAGTAATCATTTTTGGTAAAGCTCTCCACCTATACAAATAGCATCAAGCTCAGAGGTTTTAAAAATATCTAGTGCTTCTTCAACAGTGCTACAAATAGGTTTGCCCTTTTTATTTAATGAAGTATTGCCCAACACTGGTAATCCAGTCTCTTGTTCAAAAGCATCTAACATCCAATAATAAGTGTGGTTTGTTTCTGGAACTGTTTGGTGTCTGCAGGTAGCGTCAACATGAGTGACAGCAGGTATTGCTGAATACCTAACATTAGAATTAAAAAGCATGTGTCTACTAATAGGTAAATCAAAAAACCTATCAGCTTCGTCTTCTTTAACACTGGCCCCAAAAGGCCTCCACCATTCTCTATTTTTTATTTTATTAACTCTGTCTTTGTTTTCTTTATACATAGGATTAAATAAAACACTTCTGTTACCAAGTGCTCTTGGTCCTACTTCTCCGTTGCCTTGATACCAACCAACAACTTTATTTTGTGCTAAAAGTTGTGCAACTTGCTTAAATAAAGGCCCGTCAGGCTCTCCAAGTGGTGCTTCGTCGTCCTGTTCCCAATGATTTGGCCTCTCAATGTCGTGTTTATCCAACAAATAATGCAAAGCACCTATGCTACAACCACCATCATAAGCCCATGGATCTATATGTGGATGCAAACCCCTGTCTAACATTGCTCTATTCCAAACAACGTTTTGTGCCAACCCTCCTGAGTAACTAAAATAGTTACTCATGCCTGCAGTTTTTTCTAAAACTAACTCTTCGCAAAACCTATGTACTGTTGATATAAAATTTATATCCATTTCATCTTTTGGCATAAAAGCTATTTCAGAAGAAACTTGAAGGTTTCTAAAATTTGTTCTTTGAAGCCAATCTGAAACTTTATTAAGCATAGGTTTGCCGTAAGCTTGGAGGCCCATAACTTTTCCTGGAATGTCTATAAGTTTTACAAACAAAGGCCACTCAGGAGACAGAGAAGGATCTTTTCCTGATTGGTAAGAATCAACAGCTTTATTTATTACGATGTCATATATTTCTTCAAAAGAATAAGTAACTTTTTCATGATCAAAACTACTGGATTTAATCATGTGTGTTAGTAATTGAGAGGGGCTTAATTCTTTTACTCTAGTTTTGTTTTGAAGTCCGGTGTAAGGAGAAAGGCCGTCAGGAACATCTGCGGGACCTTTAGAATAAGAGTCTAAAACTAAGTTGTTGCATTGTTTAATACTCGAAGAAAGTAAATGACTGTAGTGATGATCTATATACACTATGCCTTCAACAGTTCTAATAAAATCTTGTGAATTATTTCCAGACAACCAAGTAGAAACAGCTAACTCAAAATCATCTATGTCCCATTCATCTAAAACAGACTTGGCCCAATGCATATCACCATGAGCATGTTTTGATTTAAATTGTCTTTCTGCTTTTCTGTATAAAAACTTTCCGTTTTTATATGCGGCTACTGAACTGTCATGTACAGTAAGTCCGAAACCTACTAAATTCATATATATTACTATACTACTTTATTATTTTATCGCAATGTTTTACGCCGGTTTGATCTATTGTCATCATGCATTTTTCTAAACTGCAAGTATATTGTACTTGATTGCCGGAATTCCTTTCCGCCGTGCGTTTAGCTGTGAGACATGTACTTAAATTATCCTGGTGATACCAACCTTCAATATTTTTATTGCCCCCGTCATAGACGTACAAACTAAGTATGATAACTGTTTCAATGATTCCCATTCTTTCGTTCCTCTAAATCTATCAACCTCTCTTCATGAAACTGTATAACCATTTCATTTTTTAATATAAGAGGTATTTCTCCTTCCATTTGTTCTTTAAGTTTTTCCGTACTTTCTGCAAGGTACTCAACCAACATGTAGAGCTCTTGGACTTGTGGACTGACCATGTCGCCTTTGGGGACCCCGTCAATAAAAGTATTAGCAGCTTCCAAGTCTTTCTCCATGAGCTGTATTTTTGTTTCTATAGTATTAAGTCGCTCAATGACGCCAAACCCGAACCAAGCACCAACAAGACAAGCGCCAATAATACTAAGAAGGTTGCGCGCCGGCATGCTGATGGCGGTGTTTTCACTGACATCTAATCTTTTCATTTAACACTTCCATCTTCTACGCGCCTGTCTAATTCTAGAATTAGGATCGTTTCTTGTTTTTGCAGATGACCTTTTTAATTGACCTGCTGATCGTGCGCAGTAAGACTTACGTCTCTTTGCAGCTTTACTGCCTGGCTTAACTTTACCAGTGACAGCTGTTTTTAATTTACTACCAGGATTAGCACGACGATAGGCTTTTACACCTTTTGCTGTCATACCTGCACCTGATTTAGTCTTGCGATAGTTCGCACCTTTACCAGTAGTGGTCTTCGGTATTTGCCCCCTAGAAGTTGCCATTATTTTTTCTTTGGCTTCTTCGCAGTTTTAGCAGATGCTTTTAACGCTTTATCAGAAACAGTTCCTTTGCCTTTACGGCTAGTGCCTTTCTTTTTGCGTTGGTTCATGTAGTAGTACAAACCCTTTTTAGCTGTTCTACCATCCTTAGTTACGTGTGTATCTTTAGCCATTATGCTTTACCTCCACGTTTCATTCTTTTTTTCATCATGCCGCCACCCATTTTGCCAGCACGTTTTTTCTTTTTAATTTTTTTCTTAACAGCCCCACCTCTTTTCATGAAGCCCATTTTATTACGAACTTCTGTCGGCAATTTTGCTAAACCGGGATTTTTCTTTTTATCAACTGGTTTCATGTCGATATCTCCTATAAGATTTTCGTTTATTTACTGTGCCCTCGTAATAGTCCTTAGGCCAGTGCCGATAATATCCAGTTTTGCGTAAATTGTCACTAGCTTTTTCTAGTTCATCGTATTTTTGTATAAGCACCATCATAAACTCATTTTCTGGTTCCCATTCTCCTGTTTCTAAAAACTCTACAGGTTGATCTTCTTCTTCGTCCCAGGGATGTGATCCCATCAGGTATACGTCTTGTGGAACTAACACACGATTTAATATATCTATGACTGAATCTAATTCTTCTGGTTCATATTTAATATCAGCACAACCAACTATAACTATCTGTATATCAGGATCTTTTACTAGTTTTGCTCCCTCTATTATGGCATCTTGGAAAGCATTAAAGTTTTTACATTCTAATATTCTGTAAGTTTTCTTGAGTCTGGCTGTGCGCGCGTAAGGACATACCGGGACATTTCCTAAGTATTCATTCTTTGGTTCTAGGTACTTCTCAGACCACTCAAGTATATCTTCAGCTATCGATTTCATTTAGATGTTTTTTAAGCATGTCTAACAACCAGGGGTTGTCCCTGTATACACCCATCATAGCATTAGATATTGTATTTACAGTCAATTCTTCTGCGTCTTCCTCTTTAAGTGGGCCGTTTGCTTGGTTAAGTGAGAAAACATAAACTACTGCATGTAGTATTTCATGCCACGTAGTGTTGCAGCGCTCTTGTCCGCATAGTTTATCTTGTATATAAATAACACCTTCTCTAGCCCTGTACTCACCGTAGCTGTCGGTCATGTCGTCTAGTATAAAGCTGGGGTTTATGTATTTAATTTTTATAGTTCTATAACCAACTTTAACTTCAGTAGGTCTACCATTAGCTGGTACCTCGTGTACCTCCGTCAATGTTTGTTTCTTTTTAATCATGATGCCTCCTTAGTATAGTGGGATTTTGACCCTCCTCTGTAAAAAAATTTGTAAGAAATATGCGCGCGTGCGAAGTGTGAAAAAACTGGGAAAAATTGAATAATCTACCAACTTGGGCGGTAGCCGGTAGACTACGCGGTAGCCTGTTTGCTAAATAAAAACAATACTTTAACATCAAATCTACCAATCTACCGCCTGTTTCAGAAATTTTTGTTTTGTTTGTAACTCATAGGGGCAAATCTCCACTATACCTTGGTAAATGTGTGACATATTAGCAACACTAATGGTATTGCATACATCACTATAATTATTTTATCTACATGCATTTGATCCCAGTCTGATTCAAACAAGAATTTATACAATTTTTCTAATAAATAGTTTATCATACGTCGTCTAAATCCTTCAAATATCTAGATTCACAAAACAATTCCCAACTTTTTAAATCATCACCGTGTTTTAATATATGTGGGGTCAATAGCTCCATTTTGTTTCTATGTATAAAAGCATGACAAGCCCAGGTGTCTTCAAAAGATTGAGCGGTGTATTCTCTCATTATTGTTTCATTGGTCCCTGCCATTAACAAGTATATTGTTATTACAAAATACATAATTAATCCCTTTCACTGTAAAATAGGTCAACTCTTCTTAACCATTCATACTTGGCTTCGCGTAGTTCGTCACCTGAAATCGTAAATTCTTGATAATATAGGTCAGGAGTACATACCATATTGACACATTTATCAATATTTGTGCCGTAAACTGCATCATGAGCCATCGCATAGCCCGCCATTTGCAGCTCATAGTCTTTAATCCATTCTTTCTGTTTTGGTTTATTGCTCTGTTTGAAATCTATGATTGATAGATCACCATCTAATCTTGCAATAAGATCACAGCTACCTGCATATAGTCCTGGATAGTATAGTGTCGCTTCATTCCCGTACACCTCGTCGATCCTATTATCAATCCCGCGGTCCACGATCTTTTCTGCCATCTTCTTGGCTTCTATTCCAAGGTCCGTCAGGTCCATGTAGCCCTCACCAAGACAATATTTCTCTAGATAGAGATGCATTGCCGTGCCGCGCGCTGCGCTAGTCTTTGTTATTTCAGCCGCTTTAGCATGTCCGACACGATCTCGCCACCTTTGCAGGCTAGCTGCTTTATCTTTTTCTTGAGTCGCTGACAAAATGCTAGTGACCGATGGAAGAGGCTGTCCTTGAAGAACATCTGCAATAGTATAATGTCTGCTACCCTTATGAATGGAGCGAGTAGAATTCGGATAATCATATTTTTGTACATTTATTAAATCCATATTACTATCTCATTCGCCTAAAAACAATGCTCCAGTATCGACGCCATTTCGGGTTATCCCCGTAATGTATTAATCGAGTTTCTGGTTCGTCATTCTTTTGGCTTTTTCTATTCCTTTCTTTAGTAGCGCAATCTCTGCTTTCAACTGTCTGTTTTCGTGCTTTAACGCTGTTATCATTGGCCATAATACTTCTTTCCATTCGTGGACAGAGAAATCCCAATAATCAAAATACTCTTCCACTGTTCTTTCCAATTCCTTTATATATTTCTCATCTGTATCAACTATATTCAAACTACCGACGTATTTGTATTTGTGTCCTGTAGTTTGTGGTATAGTCATGTCTTTATCATATCAATAATTTTACTCACTGGCCAGTCTGTAGTGTAATCTCTTGGAGTATCGTGATGTTTAGCATGGTATCCCGCACCAACAATCAACATGTTCCAAAACCAGGCATGGCGTCTGACAGAATCCATATCAAAATGAAAACAATTAATGACAGTTTCTCCGATATGACACAACGCCACCGGAAATACAAACGCTATCATAAGCCAATCAAAACCAAATAAATAATAAATCCCGATCCACGTTCCATGAAACCATAACATATGGGTATAGTCAAAGAACCGATAGATAGGGTCATCAAAACTTTTTTTCGCCATCAAATTAACCTTCGTATCTGTTATCGTGATGTTCATAAACATTGGCAGCGCCGCGCGCAGCACTCCCATAATTTTATTGCCGGATAGATTAGGTGTATGTGGGTCCTGCTCCGTGTCAGTGTATCGGTGGTGTGTTAAGTGCACCAATGCCCACTCATTCGGACTTGATTGTGTCGCGATACCACCAAAATATGTTAGTATTATCTTCCAAAACCAGTTCGTTTTGTACGATTTATGCGTCACCAGGTGATGATAAGCCATGTTTATGCCCACCATACCTAAGAATTGTAACACCAGCCACGTCAAAATGAGCCTATAATCAAGATAATTCCATATAAACGTAAAAAATAACGCAACACTAACTATGTAACATAGTGAAATATAATATTGTGGGAACTTTTGATACCAAGTCATGTCTTAATCCAGTCTATAAAATATTTTATTGGGTAGTCATTGGAATAATCACGTGGTCGCTCGTGGTGTTCTTTGTGATTGCCTTCGCCACCAATAACTATATTTATCCATTTACGATTTTTATGTACAAAGTCAATGTCGTAGTGAAACCAGTTAACAAAAAACTGACTAATCAATGAGTAACCAATAGGGAAACAAAACGCCAGTAAGAACCAGTCAAAACCAAACAACAACCAAATCACGATCCCCGTTCCGTAGACCTGTATTGGTGCCCACTTATGCAAGAACATAATAAACTTATTAGCTAGCAGATGCCTAACACCCACCAACAACTTTAGGTCTGGTTCCGGTATGTTCATCCAATACGGTAGAAACGTTCTTAGCCAGCCTACAAACCAGCTGTCCTCGGTCCACGGTGTATGTGGATCCATGTCTGTTCCAAGATGCCGGTGATGGTGTAAGTGCGTCGCGACCCAGCCTACCGGACCTGCAACTGTACCATACACACCAAAGAAAGCTAAAAAGTTATACCAAAACTTTGACGTGCGAAATGCTTTATGAGTAAACAATCGATGGTAGCCAACATTTGTTCCTAGTGTTCCTACCAGAACAGCTAATATGTATGTAATGATTAATCGTGGATCTAAGTTCCAGATGTATTGCCATACCCAACCTAATGTAAAAAACGTAATGAGAAGATACGTGATTGTAAGATAATGCCGATCATATTTTGTAGGAATAATTTCTGTCATTTATAAATACGAACCAAAGTACAGACATTTAAAGAATCATTCTTAATTGTAATTTCAGAACTTGTTTGTTTCTTTACCGCATGTTTAGCAATATCTGTTCCTGCTATAGAACAAGTATCACCAAAAACAATATATGTATCGTCCCCTGGTTTAGTACTTACAATGCTTTCTCCTGGCATTATATCTATGTGTTCAAATGTCCAACCAGGATAGTGCTGCATTGGGCATAGAATAGTTGTGTTGTCTTCCATAACAGTTATTTCTCCTGTTGTGCAATAAGGCTCGTAAGCAAGGTGAGAAGATTTCCACGTGTCTGATCTATACTGATGGTCTACAGAACTTTCCATAAAACCACTTCCGTGGGTATATGATCCTTCTATAGGGTTTTTTAAACCTACGTATTGATTATCTAAAAGATCTCTATAAGTTTGTTTATGTTCGTCTTGAAACACAGATGTTTCATCCCATTCAAACCTAACTTTAATTTTACCATTTAATAAAAAATAATTATTGTTCGATCTTATTAAAAAATTATAATCTGGGTGAGGTGTTAGTAAAAAATTACCTTCAGAGTCCTTAGTGTATTCATTAACGCCTTCACGTTTTATTCTTTGTTTAGCCTTAGTGTTTTGACTAATTGATATTTGAATCTGGTTATCAATATTTCTAACGTCAAAAGGTACATTAAATATCATATTTCCTCCGAGGTTATTGGGCTTATCGCCGTCGGATGATTTGGTTTTAACCACTCCTCTATTTCATCAGGTTCACTAATTTTACCTTTTTCTACAATCATCCATTCTTTTGTGATATATAAATCTGGGTCATAACCAAGTTCAATCATCCATTTTTTTGCTATTCTATTTTCTTCCCTTAACACAAACTCGTCATACTGTTCGTGGCCTTCTCTAATACACATATCGTGTACAGATAAACTCGATTCTGTATTATGTGTCCAAACTAGTTTTATTTCTTTAGCAGTTTTATTTTCATTAGTTTCTTCGTCGAAATAAACTACTTCGTCGGGCATGTATGAAGATGTTCTGGTGAAATCTGATAAATCCATTTAGTTTTGCCCACACCCAGCACAGTCCCAATCACCTGCACTTTTGTCTTTTTGTCCAAGATATTTTGCAGACAAGAACTCCCAATCACGTGAATGAAAGTTTTGTATAAATAAACCTTTTGCAACATCGGCGCTGGTTGCAATGTAACGCATTGTCATTTCTTCAGGAGGAGTTGTTTCTGACTCTTTGTTTAAAAAAGTTATTTCAAATATGTTTTCAAGATCAGACATTTAAAAAGCCTTTACAACAACAGTTTGGTTTAAAGCATCGAAGTCGCCTGTTTGTTTATCTGCTGGTGTCGCACCTTGTGCAGTAGAACACAGAAACCCATTATCAGTATTTGAATAATAGTTCAAGTTTCCGTATTGTCCACAGAAACATAAATCTGGTGGAGGCGTACATATCCCATTACTGCTTCCTGTTCGGAATTGAAAATCTACATTACCACTTGTGTCATAAAAATAAAAATTACGAGATGTCCAATTACTGTCTCCAGCATAACCTGATGCTGGGCCAGAGGAGTGTTTAAGGTGAAAATTATTACGACTGGCACCATCGTTATAACAAGCTGTCAGAGTATAGGTACTACTACCAACTTTGTAAGAGTCACTTATAGCTGCAGGTAGATTAGGGCCTCCTACTCCATAACTAGTGTAGGCTGCTTTGCCACCATAAGCGTGGCTGCCTCCTGTAAAAGAAGCATAATCACTTTTATTTTTAGCCCCATAAAAATCAGGAACTTCAATTTGCGCTGTAGTACTAGTGGGTATGTTTGCATTTGCTGGAACAGCAAAAACATAAGTTCCTCCTCTGTTATATGTACTCATCGTTACATTAGAAGAAGGACCAGAAAATTCTGCCCTAATACTATTAAAATCTAATTGTCCACTTGATGGTAATGTCATTTTAATTCTAGCTCCTCAGCTTGTGGAATTTTCCATTTTGTAGGATTTATGTCACCAATGCTGTAATTACCCCAATGTTCATGGTCTTTGTATATATCAGGCACATATCCCCACGACGAAAACATAAGAGAAATACGACGTTTAGCGCTTTTATTCCTTACTTTAGTTATAGCATGATATATAGGTTTGTCAAAAAGTACCATATGGTTCTCTCTAGGCTCAACAACCAACATTTGTGACCCCTCTCTAACTCTATATCTTTCATCTAGTATAGGCCTACCTATAATATATTCTTCGGTCGGCAGTAATAGTAGCTCTCCGCCTTCCATTTTTTCATCTATGTTTACGTATAGTATGTGAGTATTTAAAGGAAACTGAACGACCATTTCAGGGTCTTCTTTACCATATTTTGCTGTGTCTATTTTAGCCTGCAACTCGTTAGCATCTACGTGAAATAAGGTTGAGTCAATTTGGTCCCTTACCCAATACTCTACGTGGTGATCTCTTCCTATTAAATGTCTAATTATTTCTTCTATAAAATTAGAAGACTCTTGTTGTCTTCTGCAAAAATTGTATGTTGGTATTTCTTCACAATGGTTTGTACAAAAATCTTTTAAATCTCTAAAACGAGCAGCATCTAAAACATTTTTAGAATAATATATATTTTCCTTTATCATACCAATCTTGCTTGCTTGAAATAAACTATCCCTTCATCAAAATCAAAGCTGTGTGGGTTTCTTAGAAGTTCGTCCGGAGTAACCGCACCCATTCTTGCCCAGTTAGTATGGCCATACAGTTTTTTACAAAGGCGATCCACGGTGCACGTTGGTAGATCAACTGAAGACATTGCCTCTTCAGGTGTTTCTGGTACCCACTCTATTTCAAATTCTTCTGTAAGCACTTTTCGTTTTCTCTTTCCATTTGTTTTATTTTATCGTCACGTTGTTGTTTAAGATTGAACACTCGTTCAGTGTGTTCTTTAATATATTCAACATCAGCGTCTGTAAAAAATTTGTTCATTCTTTCATAGCATACGGATCAGTCGATAGCTCTCGTTGTTTCTTCTCCGGTTGCTTGCCCATAATAATATCTTCCATATTTTTATATAAATAATTAGCCATTTGACCAATGACATTATCTTGTGACAATGTATCAACCAAATCTTTTAGTGACTCGTTATTTTGTAGACATCTAGATATTAGTTTACCACTTGCGCGTAGCTCTCTGTCTAGATAAGAATCTGTTGGCTTTAGTTTTACCCAAAATGCCATTGGAATAATACCTGTGTCAGTGACATCATAGTTTACAATACCAACAACTCGTCTACCATCAATTGGTAGAGTGAAAGTTGCACTAGGCATCCTATTAGGAATTTGTCTTCTCACCTTGTTATCCTTATTAATTAATGTCATCTCCGTGTTCCTCGATAAATTGGTATAAACCTATATTAGTCTCCTTCACCTGCTTTATCTCGTGCCACATTGTGTCTATAGTACTTTCTAATTTAACAATATATCTAGAATTTACAATAATAACTATTAGACAAACAAAAATTGTTAGGCCTGCCAACAAAAAATTAGTGTACGCTTTTAGTTCCGTAAGTAGTTTCTTCTTCATTATTTATTAACTCCTCCAATTTTTGCTCCCACATTCTTTTCCATTCGGGATCTTTTGCTCTTTCAGCAGCTTTTCGTAGGGAAGATACCCTAACTAAAAATATTATAAACTCATCATCGTTATCCATCCGTATTCATCCTCCGGGTCTAGTGGTCCCATTATTTACCTACCTCTGGTAAAGTTTCTCCTGACCATTTTGTTTTAGATTCAATACCGCCTTCAACATTAGTTCTTGTTTGATTTACTGGTAGCATTACATATCCGTTGTGGGTTGTTATTTTCATCCCCATATGCATAAATTCTTCTTCACACATAGTACAATCAACTTCTTTGTCTTGTACTCTAATAAAACTGTTTCCGTCACAGCGGGGACAAATAGCTTTAACGAGATCTACCATTTTTCTTTTTTATTTTTTGTTTAAGTAAAAAATCAATTAATGTTTGAATACTAACAGGAACCTCAAAATGAGATTTTGCTAATGATTCCAAACGTTTATGTGTATCCACAGATACCGAAACCGATTTAAAATTAGGGTTTGCTGGCATGCTTCTTTCTCCTTGTTCTGTTATTGTATGGGACAATATATATCAAATATAAGATTTGACAATATTTTATTTTAATTTATTTTATAGATATCTTCATCACCTTCATGTGTCGGGTGTTATTTCTTTTCCTTTTTAGCATCCGACACTATCTCTCCCCAGTTTGGTCCTTTTTCATAGTCTACTTTATTTGGTACACATAAGTCTGCGGAAGCTTCCATAACCTCTATTATTTTTTTAGCATGTTCAGGTGATTCAACGGATATATCTAGTTCATCATGCACCTGTATGTGAGGCACAACTCCTTCTTTATACAAATTTAACATTGCTCTTTTAGTCATGTCAGCTGCTGATCCTTGTATCAATTTATTTAAAGCCTTATAAGTAAAAGCTCTTTTTAGAAACTGACCATATTCTTTTTTTGCATCTTCCAGAGGTAGTGGTGTGGATACCCCAAATTCATCGGGTTGCCATAAATTAAAATGACAAGATCTTCCCTCTAGAGTACGTATCTTTCCTACTTCTTCTGCTTGTCGCATCACTCGTTCAGATATCATTTTAACAAATGGTGCATTTCTATGATATTCTTTTAATAAGCTCTCTGCGTCTTCTTTCATTAATCCTAATTCTGACATTAATTTGTTTTTACCCATACCATACATGATACCAAGGTTAATTGTTTTTGCTTGCTTACGATCAATGCCGGCCATGTCCGCAATCATCTGATGGAAATCAGCCTCACCTTTGTTGTATGCTTCAACAATTGTACTAGCGCCTTCCATATTCATCTTATGTGCATAGTGTACTAATATCCTAGGTTCTTGTTGTGAATAATCAAAACAACCCCAGGTATGTTTTTCTTCAGGTATAAATAAACTACGTAGCATTGGTCCTAATATTTTATGTCGTGCGGGTATCTGTTGTAAGTTAGGATTAGAATAACTAAACCTACCTGTAACTGTACCACCTTGATCTGATCGTATTTGATTTATATCTGCATGAATTCTACCGTTGTGTTCACGTTTTAAAATTGTTTCAATAAATGTAGAGTTCATTTTATCTAGTTCCCTACATGTAACCACTAGTTTAGGAAAATCGTGTGGGTGTGTTGCTAAAAAGTTTTTTGTAAAACTTGGTGCTCCTTTTTCTGTTCTATCAAAAGGTATATCTAATTTTTCAAAAGCTTTTGCAATAGATGCAGCTGACCATATTTCTACTTCTACCTCTGCCAGTTTTTTCATCTTCGCCCTAGTTTCTTTTTCTTCTTTCAATAAGAATTTTTTAACCTCTTCTGTTTTTTCTAAGTCTACCCTTACCCCTTTAAATTTCATGTCAACCAAACATGGAAATAAATCTGTTTCTAAATTAAAAACATTCCATAATTGTTCTTCATCCAGTTTTACTTTTAGCACATGCCATAGTTTTAAAGTTGCCTCCGCATCTCTTTCTGCATACTCTCCAACAAATGGAGCAGGTAGTCGCCACATTTCTGCCTTAGGATCAACACCCCACTCTTTAGCTGCTTCTCTTAATACAGCTTCATTCTTTCTTATGCCTGCGTAATCTTTTGCAACTGCATCAAGTGAATAACGAAATCTATTCTCATCCACTAAAGACGCTGCAATCATAGTATCTATAATACGACCATTAATTTTTAAACCCATCGCACGTATCCAAGACACATCATACATTGCATTATGAAATATTTTATCTGCAGGTAAATCTAAAACTGTTTGAAACCATTTTAACACAGTCTTTTTTCCTAAACAGCCTTTGCCGCCTTCATGCGCAAAAGGTAAATAAGCTTTCCAGCCATCTACTGCAACCGCAATACCAACAACTTCTCCGTCCCCAAAAATAGCACCCGAACCCAATTTTATTAAATTAGGATCACGTGTCTCCAAGTCGATAGCTATTTCTTTAGCAGATGATAAATCTAAACCCAATAGATTAGGTACAACCCAATCAGTTTCTGGACTAAAGTTCATTGGTGTTTGTAAAGGTTTTAAAGGTACATAAGGTCTTTTAGCCATTATATTGTTCCTTAAGTTTGTTTAAGAACCATATTGCTTTGTCTAAGTCCTCTATAGGTTTGCCTTTGTGTTCGTGTCGCCATATATATTTGACCGCACTGCCTTGTAGATAATATTTAAAACCGTCTCCTTGCATTGATTTAATTGCATCAATACATTGTACTCCACCTTTATTATAGTGTTCTGGATAGTTTACCGGATCATACTTCTTAGACATACGTACATTCTCCTGTGTCTACATTTACATTTAAAATATTTACACCAAGATTTTTTTGTATTGGTGTTAATGATCTATTTATTTTATAGCCGTCGCGCTTCCTTCTACATTCTGATTTCACGTCGATGAGTATAACCTCATATTCTTTTATTGCAACTAAATCAACAGCTCCTTGTTGAGACATGTTTCTACACACCAAATATCCTTGATCCCACAACCACATTGCAGCTATGTATTCTGCTTTATCGCCTTTTACATGTTCATGAAATCTCATATTTCATATCCTCTTTCATAATTTTTTGGTTCTAAAATATGTAGATTTTCTCTTGTTCTAGTAATGCCATTATAAAAAAGTCTATGTAGTTCGTCGGGGTTTGTGTCGTGTTGTTCTTTTGCTACTTTTGATATGTCTGTAAACAATAAAACATTATCACACTCACCTCCCTTTGCACCATGTATGGTTGACATACTTATTCGTGGCGCCTTGGTAATCTTTTCATTGTTTGCTAACATGTTTCTTATATAAATTTCTGTGAACGGATCTAATTTTTTAAAAGCATCATACCAAACTTTATCCGTCAACAATCCGTGATCCGCGGTGCACGTTTCATGATTATAGTATGAATCTTCTTTCAAAGTTGTTCCAGTCTTATACCCCCTAGCGACATTCTCTCCTAGGTAGCTATAGATATCTTTTATATCCTTAGAGTTTAAAGTAGTTCCACCTAGTCTAAACTTTTCCCAGTCTTGAATTGCTTTCAATAGTTTTAAAGGTAAAGAGTTATTGCCTTTTTTAGAATAGTACCAACCCCTTTCTTTACAAAGCTCTTCCGCATCTTCTAAAAGATAATTAGTACTAGCCAACACTAACCAGTTCCCTTTTGACATATCTATTTGTTCAATACTAGAATAACGTTCACTGCTTCCGGTTATCTTAGTCATTACACCTTTTTTATATTCTCTTTCAGAACAAGGTTGATATTCTTTTTCGTACCTGTTTTCTACTCTACCTATAACGCTTAGCGCAACCTCATGAATTACAGGAGGTACTCTATAAGACTTTTTTAGAATACGGATATTGTCGACTTCTCTGTCCAGCCTGAGGAAATGATCCACATCGGCTCCTGCCCATCTGAATATAGCCTGATCATCATCGCCTGCGATGTGAGTATTAGTAGATCTTCCCCAGAGGTTTCGCACCAACTTCCATTGGAGAGGAGATAAATCTTGGGCCTCATCGATGAACAAGACAGTAAATCTTGGAGCCATATCCGACTCAACAAACCTCTGTAACATATCTCCATAATCTAATAGCCCTGTTTCTTGCTTATATCTTTTTAGTTCTCTATCTATAAGATAAAGCTTATCCCTTTCTATGTCTATATAATGTGTATTTCTGTCGTATAGATCTAGCAAAGGTATGTCCATGGCTCTCGCTTTATCTATCAATCTTAAGTATTCATTGTCGGTAGTAAATGTTCCATCTTCTTCGCTATTGTAAGCAATTTTTATGTCTAAAGGTATGCCGCAATCTTTTCCAAACTCTTTATAATTAGCTTTTTGCATTACTTGTGTTTTCTTTAATCGTAGCTGATTAAATGCTAGTGAATGTAAAGTCCTAAAATAAGGAAAATCTTCTTCAACATACATTGGAAATTTTTCAATAGCTCTGCTTTTAGCTTCAATAGCCGCCTTTTTTGTAAAAGAAAAATAACCTATTTCCTTAGGATCAACAGCCTCATCTAAATGTTTTTTAACTATGTTTAAAAGCTCAGTTGTTTTACCTGTACCTGGAGGACCTAGTATTAATTCTTTCATTAGAAAGGTACCTCTTCTTCGTATGGCTTTTGAGAAACATCCGGTTCATATCTCTTCATAGCTTTTATTTTTACAAGACGAGGAGTTTGGTTTTTAATCTTTAATCTGACCTCTTCTACAAATATATCTTTTAATTGTTTTAATAAATTACCTGTTTTAGTTTTATCCATCTCCCAGTTATTACGTTTCGCAAATGCAAAGAAATCATCCATCTTAAATAATGTTATCTTCTTATCATCATCGGTCCACGCTGCTTTATTCAATATGTCTTCCTTAGTTCTTGCTTGTGCTCTATGCACTGTAAAGTCATACAATAAATTTTCTAACTGTTCGTTGCTGTTTAATGATTCTAAAGGCTCTATCTCTTCTAGATTTAACATAAGTTGTTTTAGATAAATCTCTCTCCAGTCTTTTGCTTTTGGTATAGGAGATATAATGTTAGCTTGATCTAATACAGCCAACGCAAATAAATTAGCATTGTGTAGCTGCATCGAGTTTAGTTCTATTCTTTTACCACCAACATTTAAAAACCATTGCGGTGGGTTAGATGCTATCTTACTTAATGTATCCATCTCCGGCATCTGCTCTTCCTCAAATCCAACACCAAATCTTTTAGTTCTACATTTAGCAGCATTACATACTCCACAAATAGGTTGATCTTTACACCTATATTTATCATAACCTCTTTTGTTTACTGATGCTAATAGTGCCTGTACTTCCTTATAGTTTAATGGTGGATTCATCCACTTAGTATTATCCTCCATAACTTTATCTTCCCAATTATCCGGGTTAGCCTGTTTATGATATACAGCTACATTAAATAATGCATTATTACGTGAGCCTTCACCAAAACCTTCGTCTGCTAATTTATTTAAACATGGTGGCCCATCTTTAAATGCTTCTTCTTTTACAACCTTGCCTTTTACTACAATAGATTCTATTTGAGCTTTAGTCTGTACTGAGTTGTCATATATTTTATAAAACTCTTCTAGACTAGCTTCTTCTCCATTTTCTAAAAACGTATACCTAAAACCTAATGTGTCTCCATGATATGGTAAGTTTAAAAAGTTTCCTGTATCTCCACGCTCCACGAGTATCTCTGTCTGTTTAGGAAATATCTCACTACCGCCAAAGCCTAGCGCCTCTGACATCATTTTTAATTTTGATTGCATCAGTGATGCTGGAATAAACTCTTTCGCAAATAAAAATAAATGTGCGCCGCCAGACTTTGATCTAAATGTTACTAATGGAAACTTTGCTTTCTTTACATCGTCAATTATTTTTTGATGACTTAAATTATATTCATCAACATCAATACATCCCCATCTACACATGTTGTCTTCATTAATAGGTATTACCCCTAGTGCAGGCTCTTTACCTTCAATGTGTTCTTTCCATAACTGATCAGGAATTGATTCTCTTTTAATAAATGCTTTACCAACGGCTTTACCTTTGTCTGTAGTTTCGCCTGATAATATTAATTGTCCATAAGCACTATTATTGCCTTCAAATATATCCTTAAATTTTTGCATACTCTCTTTGATACTCTCTAATTTTATCTTTATTTTTCTCTCTATACTCACGATAGTATTCGCGAGCCTTTCTTCGTTTATATTCTTTTCCCTCCGGACTGTCTAGAATTAAATTAATTCGCTCTTTCAGCCGTTTATTTTCATTACGTAAAGCGTCCATCGTTTTTTTACGATAGTAACGCATTTGATATAACGATTCTCTGCTTCTTTTCATACTAGAAATATGTTCCGGGCAGGGGGAGTTGCCCGGAACATCATGGTTAATTAAAACGGTACTTCGTCGTCTGACTTAGTACTGTCATTACCATGTTTTGCTTTGACGTCTCCCTTAGACACACTCTCAGCAAAACTTTTTGCGGACTCATACAAAGATTTTTCTTGTACTGGTCCAACCTTTTCAACACTCCAACCAAACCAAGTTCCCTTGTCGTTTGATTGTTCTACTGTTTTAAGGTTATACACGTGACTGTAAGCCGCCGGTGTGAACAGACCATTCTTTCCTTTGATCTTTAACGTGTTCATCATAGTGTTCCAGTTCTTCGCAACTTTTAACTGCGTAGATTTCATGGTTACTAGTGCGGTTTGCATATCTTCAGTCAATACAAAATACGATGCAGTGTTTTCAAGATAGTTACCATTAGATAATCTATCTTTGTAATTTGCATCACGTTTAGCTTGATTGATGATATCACTTGTTGACGGATGTATAGCTACAGGAGCACTTGTTCCTGTTCCTCTATCCGACCATTCAACATACTCACGTTTATAATAACATGGAATTATGTTGATTCCCTTCTCACCATCATACACTTGCTTAGTCACGGTATTAAATATCATACCTGCTTCAGCGCCTTCTATGTACTTAGCGTCCCGTTTATTTATCTCGGGTGATAGTTGTCCTAATACTCTTAGGAAAGGTAAAGCAAAATCTTCTGCTCCCATTTCTCCTATAGCTGTATTAGCGTCTTCTTCAAACATGCTTGTTAAAGCAATGTCTGTCTTCTTTTTTTCTGCTACTTGGTTCATGATTATATTCTCCTTGTTAATGTTTCATGATTCACGATTTCCGGCCTATTTTAGTTTGATCCTTCACAAACGTGTGAAAGAATTCGGAAGGCATGTCGAGGCCGGCCTCGACACGCTCCCTGTAGAGAGCCTTCAATGTCATGGGCTCAACTTTTTGTTTTTGTTGAGGCTCATAACCTTCTTGCTCTGCAAGGCTAAGCAATTGCTCTGCCTTGTTATCTTCGCCTTTACCGAATGTAACAGCAACCTCATTTTTAATAAGATCACCGAGTCCATTCTCTCGAAGCCAGTTGTATGCTAATTCCATAGAGTCTTTTTTTACAGTGCAACTGTAAGTTTTTTTAACTTCTACTCCACTACCATCAGCAAGTTTCAAAGATGACAGCCCTTGCTCTGCAAGTAATTCTGGTATCACCTCTGATGAAATTTTATCTGCTTTTTGTTTGATATCTTTAACTTGTTCTTCTAGTCTTATAATCTCTTCTTCATGCGCCTGCAGTTCTTGACAATGCATAGCCAAAGTTTTTATATCTGATTTTTCTATTAAGTTTTGTTGATCTTGTTCTAGATCATCTAATGTAAGTGTACTCACTCTATTTCTCCTTTATTATATATGTCTATCATTAAGGGATAATATCTTCTCTCTTGTCTATCCCATTTCAAGAGATTAAACTGTCCTTGCGTAATGTCACTAACAATAGCAGTGGATAATCCAATAATTGAAGGATCACCCGTACATAAAATATAATCATCGGGTTTAAAATCCTGTAAATTTTTTCTCATCTTTCTAATAAAAGGTGCCGTGCTGTACAACATATTATCTGTTGATGGTAAACAAATTACCAAATATCCAAAATCTGACGCACTTAAAATATTTATTTGTGGCGCCGGGTGCTGTAATACATATACAAAAGTTTCCTTAGGATTCTCTTTGTAGAATGCCAAAAACTCTGCGAGTGAACGTGGTTTATATAGTTCAAAAATTCTGTGTTTCATTTTTATTATACTTTCTTGTTGACAATAAGATAATCATATATACATTAATGTCAAGAAAGAATAATAAATTATTTTATGATAGATACATATAGGTATAAAACCAAGCCTTATGCCCATCAATTAAAGGCTTTAAAAAAGTCGTGGGCGCAGAAAAACTACGCTTTATTCATGGAAATGGGTACCGGCAAATCTAAAGTACTTGTGGATAACATTGCTATGTTATACGACAATGGCGCGATCCGCGGTGCACTAATAGTGGCACCTAAAGGTGTTTACAAGAATTGGGACCAAATAGAATTTCCTGTACATCTACCAGACCATGTCGAACACACAAAAGTATTGTGGGAAGCAAACATAACTAAGAAAAAACAGACTGAGTTAGATACATTATTTGATGGTAAAGAAGAACTTAAGATACTGATAATGAACGTAGAAGCTTTTTCTACGTCGAAAGGTCTGGACTTTGCGCATAGTTTCCTTAACATCTTTCTTGGAAGAGCTTTAATAGGAATTGACGAATCTACGACGATCAAGAGTCCGACAGCAAAGCGAACAAAAAATATTTTAACCATTGGGGAACTCGCGAAGTACCGTAGAATATTGACAGGCTCTCCCGTAACCAAGTCTCCGCTTGACTTATATAGTCAATGTGAATTCCTGGACCCTTGGCTATTAGGCCACAACTCTTATTACAGTTTTCGTGCACGTTATGCAAATATGGTCAAGAGAAATTTTGGCGGTCGTTCAGTGCAATTAGTTACTAGTTATAGAAGACTAGATGAACTTGGAGATAAGCTAGATGATTTTTCTTATCGTGTGTTGAAAGAAGACTGCTTAGATCTACCAGAAAAAGTATTTACTAAACGTATTGTAGAATTATCTAAAGAGCAAAAAGAAATATACGCGCAACTAAAAGAAACGGCGTTGGCATTTACAGAAGATGGCAAAGTTATGTCAACAGTAAATGTTATGACACAGTTGATGCGGTTGCATCAAGTCACTTGTGGTACGTTTAAAGCTGACGATGGTACAGTAAAACATCTTCCTAACAATCGAATACAGGCTTTAATGGATTGTCTAGAAGAAACTGACGGCAAGGTCATAATATGGGCAACTTACCGTGAGGACATCAAAAAAATAGTCGAATCTTTAAAAAAAGCTTACGGAGAAGCCTCTACAGTCGAATATCACGGTGGGGTGGATGCTACCCTTCGCCAGGAGCACATTGCTCAGTTTCAGCAAGAAAAGGGCCCTACACGCTATTTCGTAGGAAATGCACAAACTGGAGGGTACGGAATTACCCTTACGGCCGCAAATACAGTAATTTACTTTTCTAACTCATATGACCTAGAAAAAAGACTACAATCAGAAGATAGAGCGCACCGCATCGGCCAGACTGGCAGTGTATTGTACATAGATTTAATTGCAGAAGGTACTATAGATGAACGTATTGTAAAAGCATTAAGGACAAAGGTAAATATAGCAAATGAAATTATGGGAGAAGATCTTAAGAACTGGATCTAAAAAAGAATTGGAACGTACGACGTTCTTCCTTCTACTTTTTCTGCCTTCAATGTTTGTTTTCTTGATCTTGACATGGATGCTGAGCAATGAACCCACCCTGAATTGGGATCAACACCATCATAGAACTCTAGTATCAATTGATCAAAGTCACAGTTTTTACTAATCCACGATGCAAGTTCCTTGTTGTCAACTCCATTAATCTCAAAGTCTGCTGCCTCACCCTTGGCATGCTGTGACTTAGCCGAAGACCCGATAGCCTCGCACAGCTCTGGGCTTCTGTAGCCTGAGGATATCATGACTGGTTTACCAAAATGCTCGCGCACTGGTTGTAAGACAGTCTTCGCTAGGTGAATAAGATTTTCAATCTCCGCGGTCCCCGGTTCATTATTAATATTCTTACGTACCGCTGTTTGAGATTTAGTTAGCTCTGCTAATGTAAAGTTGTTTGATAAGTTCATTATGCTTTATCCTTTGCTGCTTCTGTTGACATGATACCGGCTAGTTGATCTTCATCATAAAAGTCAGATGCTGGTCCAAGATTAATTTTTATTGGAGATCCTTCTCCAGTTCCTGATCCAAACTGTCCACTTATTGCTCTCATAATGCCATAAGGACTTGGATTATTAACAACGTCTTTACCAAGCATAAGCATCTTTTCACCAAGATTACTCCCTTGAGGATTATCAAAATTGTACTGATCATTAAAATATAAATTTCCATCTTCTCCAACTGTCATTGGTGACCCACTCATACCAAAAGTTGTTTTTGCAATTTTGTCTGGGTCAGTAATTGACTTAAATATAGAGTCGCTATATGTGCTACCTAAAATATCGTCGTAGTCTGCATAAATAACTCCTTCCCTATCAGCATCAATAGCGTTCTGTGCAGCTATTTTTAAAGCGTCTATAGTGGTGTCACCAAAATCTTCTTCTGTTAACGTTTTAGGGTCAAAGCCCAGTGGTCCTAAAACATTTTTTTGAATTAAATCTTTAATTTGATACTCTATATTATCAGAAACTAGATCACTTTTCTTTTCTACTTTAGGTTTTTTAACAGGAATAATATCTTTTTTCTTTTTTTCTGTTTTCTTTTCTACTTTAGGTTTTTTAACAGGAATAATATCTGTTTTCTTTTCTACATTATTCTTGGCTGTCTTTGCTTTATCATCGGCTCTATTAGTAGAATACTTTTTACCTTTGTAGGTAAATACCCCACCTGGTCCTTGTTCTTTTCTTGCTTTTGCAAAGGCTTCAGAAAATGTCATTAGTATCCTCGGCCCGGTGTAAACATTCCTTGGCTACCTAGAGAGTTAGGCATAGAGCTTTGTGTGTCTGCTGTCATCATTTGTTCTGGTGGAGTAGGTGGTGTTATTTGATTAGTAGAACCCATACCTAAATTATTTTGTTTCATACTTGGGCTTGATAAATATTTGTCAAACAGATTACCTATGCCACTTAATAATTGATTTGCAAAATCAGAATTCATACCACCTGTTGGTTGTTGTGGAGTTACGGGACCAGTGGGTTCGTTTGCGAATATGCTGGCATTTGTAAATGGTGATGAATGCATATTGTTAAAGAAATCAGTATTGTCTGCAAAAGTATTCATTCCACCAGCATCATTCGCTTGCGCATCATAATCAACTCCAGGTGTTAATATTGGCTGCATAGTATTTGTAGGAGCTGGTTCAAAACCTAAATTAGTATGAGGTACGTTGTCCATACTGCCATACCTTTCTATCATTTTTTCTTCTAAAGAACGATTGTCTTCTTGACCCATTCCTGCAGCTGCTGTGGCTGTACCCGTAACAGGATTACCAAATTCATCTAATATTTGACCAGTAGGACTAAGATTCATTCCTGTTCCTGGGTCCATTTCACTTCCACCTCTTGGAACAAATCCACCTCTTGGAATTGGCTCTAAAAAGAAACCATCGTCGTATTTTCTTACGTTTCCAGGACCACCAAGTGTATATGGGTTTGCAGCATAGTACGCTTTTTGCTCAGCTATATTAGTTACTGGATTAAAGGTGTCGTATGCATCAAAAATTTTACTTCGTGCATCATTGTACGCCGCAGACTTCCCATCCATTTGCATATCTCTTCTCATAAAATTATCTCTAGCGTCTTGAAGAAAATCTAAATATCCTTGAGAGTTCATAGAATTATCGTAGAAGTCAGATTGCTTATAAGTATCTGCTACGTTGTAATTTTTATATGGATCTGAAGCAACCGTTGCATTATATGGTATTTTTTGACCACCAAAAGTTTCGTCGAATATTACACTTGGATCAGGCCCTAGTTGTCCTAGAGCAGGTTGTTTAGCAGCTATTCCTTGTAGTATTCCTTTTGGCATTTGTTCTGCTCCTGGTCCTCCAGGTATCGACGCGCCAAATCCAAGCATATCAGGAGTATTGCCAGGTATTTCTAATTCGTCAAGGTTTATGTTTCCTATAGGTATCATTTAATCATCCCTAACAATGTCTCAATAACAATTAAACCAACGGCCCCCACCGTAGTTAAAACAACCCAATAGATTTTGTCTATCTTACCGCCCAATTTCTCTACGTCCTTGTGCACGTGTGACACATCTTGTTTTATATTATCTAGTTCTCGTTTCACTCCGGTTATGTGTCCTTGTATTGAAATTATATGTTCGCGTTCTGTTTGTGGTTCCATTTCCATAATTAGCTCCCAAATACTGTATCGTTTGGACCAAAAACTTGTTGGCCTTTTTGCATGGTTCTGTTTAGTCCTAGACTGGAAGTACCCCCAGTAA